CTTATGCTAGATGTGAAGACTGTTCCTTTGGACATTGTAAGTGAAGCGCCTGAAGCATTATTAATTAAAATATCTAAACTAGCTGTAGGAGATTTTGCTGATGTAGGAGTGTAACCTAACATCTTAGCAAGTGATACTATATTTTTTCTTATATCAGCACTGTCTAAATACATTTCATTTGCCAACATGTTAGCATTGAAACCTAAGTAGTGTGTATTGTACGCTAATAAATCTAAAAGAATAGAAAATCCTGATCCTTCAAAATTATAATCTTGGAACTCTGATTGACTTTGTAAAAATGTTTTTAAATTTGTTTTTATTGAATCAAAGTCTAAATCGGAAACTGTTAATTTGTTACTTGCCATTTTATCTTAACCTTTGTAAAAATGTTTCTATTACTACCGCATCAGGTACGTTTTGAACATAAAAATAGAGAGAAACTTTTAATCTATTTCTATCGGGATCATCATCTAAAGTAACATTTACTAATGAAACTCTAGGTTCATATCTATTGATAACTTCAGCTATTTTTCTTTTTAAAAATATACCAATAATTGGTGTATAGTTTTCAAAAAGCAATTCTCTAATACCACAACCTAACTCTGGATGAAATGGTCTTTCGTAAAAATTAGTTTGAACTAAATTTTTAACACTTCTTTTTACAGCATCAATATCTTCTATTCTAGTTACATCATTTGTAACTGGATTTCTAGTAAAGTTTAAATCTAAATCTTTATAGTTGTTAATACTTCTCTTACTCTTATTTGTAGATGATGCGTCATATCCTGCCATAGTACCAATATTTATACGTTATTAACCAGCATTTACGTTAGAACTTCCAGTAGAAGCGTTATTAGCCACCCAACTACCGTGACCGCCGGTTGCATCACCAACTCTATGAATAGCTATGCCATTCACTTTTACTGTAGAACTACCTGCCGTAGCAGGGTCACCACAACTTGTAGCGTCACCAACTCTAATTGAAGCCGCTCCGTTTATTGATACATTTGGAGATCCACCTGTATATGCTGTTTGGTGAAAAGGATTAGGTGTAGGGCTGGCATGACCAACATGAACGTCTAAACCTGATCTAACACATGCTGGCATTATCTACCTTGTGAGTTGTAAACTTTGAACGATCTTTTTTTACTTTTGTTCATTGAACTCTTTTTTACTTTATTACTTGTGCCTTGTGATGTCTTTTTTGGCAGTCTTTCGTGTGGTACAAAGCCTTTTGATATTTTAGCCATTACTTAACCTTGCTTTTTTTTCTGCTTTCAGTTTTTCTGCTATCATTGCTTGTCTTATTTTTCTTCCAATTGGTATTTGTACAGAATCAGTAATTTTTTTGCCTTTTTTACTCATATATTCAACACCAATGAATTTATCTTTAAAATCGCCTTGAATAGACCTAACGGCCTTCTTCAAACTCATTTCTTCTTTTTCTTTTTCGTCACCTGCTTCATTCCAAAACTTAAACATTCTCATTTTACTCATTTTTATACTCCATTAATTAATATTATCATATTTTACTTGATCTTTCCAAGAATCGTCTGATTCTTCGTGTCGGCAACTAGTACAAACTTCAGTTTTTTTCTTTTCACCATAATTTACATAATTTTTTTCGCCACAATGACATTTATATCCACAATTCTGACAATTAATCATAATATTATTTATCCTTAAAAACTACAACGTAATTGAGCTTCAGTTTTATTAAAATCAACAAATTTTGTGTTTGATTCGCTCTTTTTTTCAATATTTACTGAAACTTTTGGTTTCATATGACATTTTTTGATATTTTTACTACATGATGTGAACAAAACCAGAACACACACTAAAAATAACGCTTTTTTTACATTTTTTTTCATTTTTTTGCCATTTTTTGTTGACATTTGTAGTTATTTATGGTAGGATGGACACATATGATAAACAAAAACATAAAAACAAATAATATGACAATAGTTAGAAATATTGTTTATAAACAAATAGAAAAAATGAGTAAAAATATCAAAGAAGTTATTGAAGTTGATAATACTCTTTTAAATATGATTGATATTAACATGAAAAACGCTATTAATAAAATCATTAACGATTACAAACTAAAACAACAGTAACCAAGGAGAACACACTATGATACTACAAACAAAAGCACTTAATCAAATTGAAGCTTATAATCAATTAAGATATAAGGAAGAAAAGGAGAAAACTATGAAGAAAAAAGTATATGAATATATGACAATGGTATTCGCTATTCTTGGTACATTAGCTATGGTAATGGCTGTTGGTACTATAGAAGCTGATCAATACTTACTAGGTGCTTCGGCAGTTAGTGTGGGTATTGCTAGTTATGTGATGAGTTTATTTTCTCAACAATTATATTCGGAGGCAAAATAATGATTACAGTAAATAAAACAGCAAAAACCTTAAATGAAGGTATTATGAATATGACTAACGCTATGACCGAAGATTATGGTAGGAACTTTGGTTCTAGTGATAATAAAGAAGTAAAAGAAAAGATGTGGAAAGAATATGCTTCTGCTTTTTCTATTAAAACTGGTCAAAAGTTTATTAAAGTTGTAAACGGTAATGGTGTTAAAGCTTTTATCGTTATGAAAGACTTTAAACATTTTAAAATGGGTGATATTTTAAAACCTGCCGGTTGGAGAGCACCAGCACTTAACTCAGCCAGAGGTAATGTGTTAGAAGGAAGCTATAACATTCAATGGACTGGCCCATTATATTTAAAATAAACAAAGGAGAAAACACTATGATACTACTAACTGAAATAAACAAACAATTATCAAGTCTTAATGTTGAAGATTTGAATATTACAAAAGATTATATTTCTGATCTTATTAAGACTAAAGTTAAATCAATAATGAGAGTCGGCATGAAAGTTAATGTTGTTCAAAAAACTAAAAAGACGCCTGGTGTTATTACTAAAATAATGAAAGCCAGATGTCTAGTTAAAATAAAAGATATGACTTATAGAGTGCCAATGACAATGTTGGAGGCGGCATAATGAAAAAAGGTAAATGTACAGTATGTAAAAAAGTATTCACAGTAAAGAAAGGTGAATCACTTATAGGTAAATTAGGAATAATACCTATTGATCTATGTAAAGGTTGTTTGCCTAAAATATTAATACATGATGAACTAACTTTAAATGATACAAGGAGATAATATGAAATACGGTGATAAAATTATGAATACTGATTACTACCAAAAATTAAAAACAACTGGCAATAATCTTGCTAAAAAATACTTATCTCACCCTTTAGAGTGTAGTATTGCCAAAGGCATTCCTATGAAGTTTCTACCTCTGTTCAAAGAGTTTAGTAGAAAGGTAAAAGGTTTGAGAATTAGATATAGAGGCAAATCAAAGCCAGGTTATAAAAGAGTATCGTCTTTTTGTCATATGGCTTACGCTGATACATTTGCCATTTACAAAAGATGAAAATAGATTTTTACTTAAAATGGATTGCCACAGGACTATTAATAGTTGGTTGTGGTTTAAATGCCGTTAACATCTATCCTGCTGGCCCATTAATCACAGGATTTGGTGGAATATTTTGGTTAATAGTAAGTATAATGTGGAAAGAGTGGTCACTGATTGTTACCAACGCCACACTACTATTTGTTAATTATGCCGGCCTAATTTATATGTTATTCTTTAAGCAGGCGTAGTTAAACGGTATAACATCTGTTTGTGGAACAGAAATCGATGGTTCAACTCCACCCGCCTGTACCAATTATATCCCTTGCATTCGTGGGTCTTTAGAAAAAATATTAGTTTTTGCTTTCGGTCTAGCAATACTATCTTTACTTCTTTTTCTTAATTGAGCTTTAGCAGAGTCTTCTTTACTTCTCTCTTTTCTTAAAGCTCGTAGGTCTTTTACTAAGTCCATACATACTCCTTTAATAAAGAGCGTTTCTTCAACCATTGTGGTTTACTTCCGTCCGTTTCAGGATAAACGATATTATATAAAACTATTTATACTTTTTTTGTATGTGTTACTTTAATAAAACGTAAACACCACCCTCTTTACTAATCTTCTTAGCAGTAAGAAACGACCATTCCATATGATCAGAGAATTTGTTTTTAGGTATAATTAGATATGAATAGATGTATGATGTAATATTACAAAATCTTTTCTTATTGTAAATATCCATTCTTTTGTATAATGTCAATATCTCATTATAACTTTTAATAGAGGCACTTAACTTACTTGCTGGGTACTTAACAAATATTTCTTTCATTTCTTTCATGGCCAATTTTTCATCTGTCGCTAAATTTACATCACTACCATTTCTTAACTTGTAACCATAATTATCGATCACATATTTAGGGTAAGCCTTAGCGTCAATACCACCTAAGAACTTGGCCTCATTTCTATTCTTACCTTCTAATGATACAGATAAAGAAACACCAGACTTGTAAGATATACGAACACCAAATAAAGACTTTGTAAAGAAAGTGGCATTAGCAAATGTATCTGTAATTTGCATTGTATCAAAAGTAAAATCTTTATCCACATCTTGTTTCTTACCATTGTTAATGATTTCTACTTTACCAACTTTGCCAGCTTCTACTTGTTTTAATGATACACCAATCAGATCGGCATTTTTTAATGACTCTCGTAAACGAATATTTAATTGACCAATAGAAGATGAATCAAGTAATCGTTTCATATTAAAACCTTTTCTTATTAACCATATATCAGCAGGGTTCCAGTTATCTGCTTGTAGACCTGATAACTCGGCTGCTTTTTTGTATAATGATCTTGTTAAATTTTCTTGTTGTCGTTCATAGAGATAACCTGATAAAGACGATCTTTTTAAAAATGATCCTATAAACCCTCTAAAGGCCTTTAGTTGTGCCATTGCTGAAGATAAGTAAATGTCTTCGTAATACTGTTTAAGATTTTTAGGTAAACAATCATAAGCTTTGTCATCATCATACTTCTTACCTTTTTCTAATGCCTCTCTTATAACACATAA